TTAGTTTTTACAATTGTAACTGTATCGATAGTATGCTTAACTACTTCATATCTCTTTCCTCCAACTTTAACTAAAGGTGGGTAAGGATTCTTGTCTGATGAGCACATATTGGTTATTAATAGCATACCAATTAGTCCTAGTATTATTATACTCTTTATATCTAACTTTAGTAGTAGGTTTTTTAATACGTTCATACTACTTGGATTTTTTGTTTGGTTTGAGGTCATGTACTGTTCCTTTATGTAGATCTACTCTGTTTAAAATTGTTGCTATTACATCATGTTGTAAGAATCCTGACATGGATGCATTCTTTAGGATACTTATTACTTGGAATACCATGAAAGGTACTATAACTGTTTCTGATATCCAGCCTCCTATACTCCAAGCTTTTTCTATAGATAAAATAATTGTTAGGGTTATAATCCAAAATACTAGGGTTTTTAGTATTTTAATGGCCTTGTAAGTTTTGAATCCTTCTCTTTTTATACCTGCCCAGATTCCAAAAAACCCATCTGCAAAGACAACGGCACATACTGCAAGATATCTTTCGGGATAAGTAGTAGTTAAATTAAAAAAGAATGAGCATATAAAAGCTACTACTGTTGACAATGTAAGGGTAAGTATTAATGTTGTTTTCATTTTATAGGAAACTATTTTACGTATTCGTAGTACTTTTTTGTTTTGCTTAATCTATCCTCCAGCCCAATTGTTCCTCCATTAACTCTTTTAGTAATGGATGTAATAGCTGCGTCATTTACTCCCTGGTCACATATAGACCATAGTTTGTTTTTTTCAAAGAAGAACATTGCTGATTCAAATGAATAAGTCGTTGCTACTAAGTCTGGATTAGTCATTATCTCTGGTTTCTTAAGATAATCTGAAAATGCTTTATAATTTTCTTTACCTGTTAATTGAAGAGCTCCTCTTCCTCGGAACTTCCAACCATCTCCTGTTTCTGAAGAACCATTACCCATTCTACCTGCGTAGACTTTGTTAGCAATCTTCTCTGGGTTCCTTTCGTAAGGTTTAGCTGCTGCTTCATTTACGAAATACTTATGAAACGTTGTTGCCAATCCCTTTGCTGAATAGTTTAAGTTCTCTATAAATATCTTAAACTCTCCTGTCTCATGTGATGTTTGACCAAATAAGTGTGCAGCTCTAATAGGAGTTAATTTAAAAAACTCCATTGCCTTCTTCATTGTACCAGGACCGAAGGCACCGTCTGGTGTTACTCCAATCTTTTCTTGTAATGCTCTTAAACTCATGGTGTATCGTCTGTGAAGAAATTAGTTAAAAATTTACCCACTACTCCTAGTACTAGAGCTACTGCTGCTACCCATTTAAGATCCACATAAAGAGAGTATCCTGTAATGGTTGTACTTACTCCTAGAAGAGTATCTCCTAACTGTCTCCACTTCTTTGGAGTTGGCTTATAATAATTACGTGATTTCATACTAATTACTTTTAAATAAATAGGCATAAAAAAAAGAGACCCACGGTCTCTTTCCTAACGTTTAATCAAAGTCTCACTTAATCTTCAGAGTTTAGACTCTTTAACTCTCTGGGAAGAAATTCAGTGTTAACATGTCCACAGGCCTTACACGCGAATACTGGTATGGGCATATAGGTGGTTTGTCCTGTTCCTGTAAGTATCCCCGAGGCCTTTCTAATGTGTAGTGCCTCTTCGAAGAATGTCTTTTCACATTTCTCGCATTCTACCGCTTGAGTTTGATCAATCGATAGATTCATTTTTGGTTGTTCCATTTTCTTGGTTTAATTATTCATTACATAGTTCGTCTACCTTCATGGCATCGGCCGCGATTTGAAACACCACCATTGGCGAAAGATTAGGAGAGCATTTTGAGATATTAAGTACCCTCATTATGAGGTGATCCGTCATGTTGGTATGTTGACTAGCTTGTAGTATTTCTACAATATTGGCTATACTTCTTTGTTGAGGAGTATTTTCTCTGAAGTCTGGCTTTTGTCTTAATTCCTCGTACCTTGCTCTTGAATTCATCCTAGGCTTGCGTTTTTGGTTTCCGTGGGTAGTGCTTTCTTTTTTTCTTCGCTTTGGGAGTTTCCTCGATAGGAGTTTCTAAATACTGTGCCACTTGTGCAGTTACCGATTTTAGATTCTCTTCTTCTATGGTAGAGGTCTTTTTTCTACTGTGTAGATAGCTAGCAGTTGCTATTGCTGCTACTAAGGCTACGCCAAACAAGGCAATAATTTGTAATATATTCATAACTTTATTTTTTTATTAGTTGTTAGATTTTGCGCGTGTCACCTTCGGTGAAGAGAGAGGGAACGCCCCCCTCCCTCACCTCTCGGTTATGCCTTTCCTTCTGCTGTTGATGCTTTTCTATAATCGGTAACATATTTCTTAACTTCTCCAATTGCTTTTCTTGCATTGGCTTGAGATCTTTTTGTAGTACCATTATGTTCTTTTACGAAACTTTGATACAGCTCATCGATTTTTTCGAATAATTCTTGCTTGTTCATTCTTTTTTACTTGTTTTAAATTAATATTACATGAACTGAGAAGGATCGATTCCTGCTTGTTCATCTTTTGGTTTTATGTTTGTAATAACACATTCTGTAATTAACATCGTTCCTGCAACTGATGCTGCATTCTCTAGAGCTAGTCTTGTTACTTTAGTTGGATCAATAATACCTTCTGTTAACATATCAACATACTCTCCAACTCTAGGATTAAATCCTTTCCATTTCTCATCCTCATTGAATAGAGTCATAACTCGACTGTTAATAGTTTCTTGAGTCTCTCCTGCATTTAATAAGATTTGTTCGAATGGCTTTCTGATTGCTCTGATTACAATATAAATTCCTTTCTCTTGATCTGGATGAGTTGTCAGTTCTCCATCTAATAATACATTCTGTAAATGAGCTGCTGCGTTTAATAAGGCAATTCCGCCACCTGGAAGTATTCCTTCCTCAAGAGCTGCTTTAGTTGCATGAAGAGCATCATCTACTCTGTCTTTCTTCTCTTTCATCTCTACTTCTGTATGACCACCTACGTGTATCATTGCAACACCTCCAATAAGTTTTGCTAATCTATCTTGAAGAATTTCTTTCTCATACGGAGAAACAGTATTATCTATCTGATCTTTAAGTTCTTCTATACGTTTTGTAATAGCTTCTTCAGATCCTTTACCATCTACAATAGTAGTATCATCCTTACCTACTGTTACTTTTCTAGAATTACCAAACCATTTGATATCAAACTTATCTAATCTCATTCCTTTTTCCTCAGATACAACTGTACCTCCAGTAAGAGCTGCTATATCTTCTAATACGGCTTTCTTTCTATCTCCAAAGTCTGGAGCTTTTACTGCTACTACTTTAAGAGTTCCTCTCATTTTATTTACAACTAATGTAGATAGAGCCTCTCCTTCTACATCATCAGCAATGATAAGTAACTCTCTACTTTGTTGTGATACTGATTCCAATAATGGAAGCATCTCTTTTACGTGATGTATTTTTCTATCTGTAATAAGTATTAGAGGATTATTCAATACTGAAGTCATAGTATTGTTATCTGTAACAAAGTATGGAGATTTATATCCTCTATTGAATTGCATACCCTCTACAGTTTCGAGATAAGTCTCTCCTGTTTTAGATTCTTCAATAGTAATTAAACCGTCTCTACCAACTTTATCCATTGCAGTTGCAATAAGGTTACCTACTTCTGAATCATTATTACCTGATATAGTAGCTACTTGTTTAATTTGCTCTTCATCAGTTACTTCCTTAGAGTAGTTATTCTTTAAGTACTTAACTACTTCCTTAGTTGCAATATCGATTCCTCTTTTAACTTCTACTGCATTTGAATTTTCTAGTTCAGATAATCCCTGACTATAAATCTCTCTTGCAAGCAAGGTTGCAGTTGTAGTTCCATCTCCAGCTAACCTGGCTGATTCTATTGCTACTTGTTTTACAGCTTGTGCTCCAGTATTTTCAATTGGATCTTCCAATTCTACTTCTTTGGCTACTGTTACACCATCTTTTGTTGATGTAGGATTACCTCCTTGTTGTTGAATAAAAACATTTCGACCTGATGGTCCTAATGTACATACAACTGCATCTGCTAATTGATTTACTCCTGAAAGTAATTTCTCTCTAGCGTCTTTTGAAAAACTAATTTGTTTACTCATTTTACTCTTGGGATTCTTTAATGGTTGCTAAAATTTCTCTGTCTGGTGTAATGAAGTACTCCTGTCCTTCAAAATCGATTCTTAGTGATCCGATTTTAGGAACTAGAACTACGTCTCCTACTTTAGCTTGTACTTCGATAAACGATCCAAATTCAGACTGGCGTCCTGGACCTACTGCAATAACTTCGCCCATTTCGGGTTTTTCTTTACCCATGTCAGGAACAAATATGTTTCCGTACATCTCTTCTCCTACTTCGATCGGCTTAATCAGCACTCGATCGTTCTGTGGTTGTAACACTTTTGTCATAAACTTAATTTACTTTTTAAAACTTATTTTATTAATATAAGAACTTTTAATTGAACTTCCAACTTAAGTTATTCATATGGTTGCAATAGTATCCATTTTCTTGAATCTCAGTTTCAAACATATATGCTCTGGAGTAGTTCGTACTATGTAACCACATTGAAAGTGAGAGTGGACCGTATGGTTCGTATCTCTGCGTTAGATCAAGGTCTGTTCGTTGATCTATAAATTCAAGTAGTTCGTAAAATAACCCTTGTTCTGCATAAAGTAACATATCATCATTACCTCTTACATCTACAACTTTCTCCCGAGGAAGACTTCTTACTGGTATAAATAGCTGAGGAAATATATTTGAACCTACTTTATCGAAGATTAGTTGATCTAGAGATAGTTTCCATTGAATATCTAAGTCAACAAACCATCCTCCTTCCTGAGCTAAAATATGATACTTTATGAAATTATACCTATTAATAAACGATGTATGTTTATTAAAATCATACTTTGAATTCTGTATTATAACGTCGACATCCTTACTTGTCCAAAGTTTTATCTTCCAGTAAGGATGTTTCTGTAAAAAGGAATTAAAGCATAGTTGATAAGTTTGAGGTAATCCCTGATCTCCTATCCAAATAAAGTGTGCTAAACTCCTAGTGTCCATCTCTCCAATTGACTGATATTTCTGGTGGAGCTTTTAAATTAACTCCTTCTAGTTTAGTTGTAGATTCCATTATCTCTTGAATGATAGGAGATAGTTCATAAGCTTTATCTTCTGGAACGTTAATGATTAACTGGTCATGAACCTGAGCTTGAACTCTACCATCGATACCCATCTCCTTTAATTTCCTGTTAATCTGTATCGCTGATCGATTAACTACTGCAGCTGCTAATGATTGTAATTGATAATTTAAACAGTTGTTTAAACCGTTCTTATAGTCTCTATACATTTGCGTTACTGCATCTTTTCCGTAACGTTCTTCTAGTTCCTTTTTAAATCTCCAATCTAAAAGCTGATCTCCATATTTTTCAAAGATCTGTCTTACTTTAGGTAGGTGTCTAATTCGTCCTACTTTATTAGTAATAAATCCATGTTGCTTGGTATGTTCTCTTGAATTAACTCTCCATTCCTTTAATTGAGGAAATCCATCTAAGTAACCTTGAACTAGCTTCTCAGCTTCTTTTTGAGATATCTCCAATCCCTTAGCTAATGCAAATGCTTCCATTCCGTAGGCTATACCTAGTGCATATCCCTTTGCTGTATTCCTTTTTACTGGATCTATCTTCTTAAGGAAGTTAGGAGCTTTTTTATCAGGAGATACTCCATCTGGATACTTTACTTTATCGTCATTTAGCTTTTCAGTTTTAATTGCTACAGTAGAGTAGAAGTCCCATCCGTTATTAAAAATCTCTTGTAATCCTACATCACCTGATACAGATGCAAAACAGTGAGGTTCTAATGATTCGTAATCCGCATCTATAATCTTTCTACCTGGACCTGCAATAAGAAAGGCTCTTACTAGATTTGTATATCGAACAATAATTTCTGCATCCTCTCCTTCTTCTTTAGGTTTAGGAAGTTGTTGAGCATCTGAACCGTATCGTCCTGATACAGTACCATGTTGCTTAAAGTAGAAGTAGTATTTACCATCTTCTTGTCCATCTAGAAACCTATCAATGTAAGTTGATTTAATTTTCAATAACTTATTGTAGATCCTTAAGTTACTTGCCCAAGTATGAGTTTTAGCTAACTCCTCTAACATCTCCATATCAAATTGATCTTGACCTTTCTTTGTTTGAGTTAATGGCTTAATTCCCATATACTTAAATGCAATCTCACCTAAGTGCTTCTTAGATTGAATATTAAGGTACTCTCCATCGTTAGAGTCTTTCCACATTGACATAGAGATTCTAACAACTTCTAAATCATCCAGTAGCTTTAGATCTCCAGTAAGTAAGAATTGCTTTACGTTACTCTCTTCTAGTTCATCAATAGCTTTTTTAGTTAATGAATACTTTTGAGTCTTTTCACTTCTCTCTAAAGGAAGAGAGTATAGAGTAATTAAGTTCTGTGCCCAGTTACCTTTATGAGAAGGTGGATACGTATATAAAGCTGTATCAACTATCCACTCTTTAGCTTCTGGAGTACTTAGTATACTGTCGATAACTACTTTTTTATTCAAATCTAGATCTCTAATAATTTCTTCTCTAGTTTTTTCTAGTAAGGGAAGATCTAATGCTACTCCTAACTCTTCCATAGGAATTGTAACTTCCTTATATAAAGGCATTACCTCTTCTTCAAAAAAGAACTTCTCTAATCCTTCTGCCTTTAACACTTTTAGGAAGTGATTACAGACTCTAAGAGTTAGATCTGTATCGGCTGCTGCATACTTGGACAGGATGGCCATGTCTGCTTTGTAAATCTCATAGAGGTCTTTTGTAGTTGATCCTCCGTTTGCTTTAATCGATTCTTTTAACTCTACTTGCTCTTTATTGGCTGCTTCTTGAACATCTAGTCCTATTTCTTCCTGGATAGAGATTGCTAGAGGTTTTAATCCGAATACACCCATACCAGCTCCTTCTTCCTGCACCGTATGAACTAGTAGAGCTGTATCTACCCAAAGATCTTCTAGAAGAGATATTCCGTAGAAGTTCTTAGTAATTCGGCAGTCAAAAGAAGCATTATGCATTACTAGTTTCTTTCCCTTAAGCATCGGAAGTAACTTCTTAGTAATATCATGTGCTCCTTTACCACCAATATGACATTCTTCTAATTGTTCTGTTTTCGTATTCCATTTCTGAGTAGGAAGGTAGAATCCTAATCCTTCTTCTCCTGATACTGACCATCCAACAACCCTGTCTTTTCTTACATTTATTCCAGTAGTCTCAGTATCGTAAGCAATAACCTCTGACTGGTTAATATGCTCGATAAGTAGATTGACCATCTCAATACTGTCAACGTGGTAGTACTGTTTACTAATTTGAATCATAACTTTTATTTCTTATTAATATACGAAAAAAGTTGGAAAGATCCAACTTTATTCAAACTTTTTCATAACTATATTTGTCTCTACTGGAAGCCATACTCCGATAGCTCCGTTCTTAAGATGAGATGACTTAATATTCCCTTTATTGAATCTCTCACTAATATAGTTTCTCATTTTATTTACACTGTAGAAATATATAGCTTTTGTGTAGACACTGAAATTAAATATCCAATCAGACTTAGTTGTATGAAACCATCCTAGCTCTCCCTCTCTCTTATAGAGTTCTAAAAAAGCTAAATTAGATTCTGAGATGCTTGTCTTTACGTCCGCTCTATCCCAGGCACCAGTCTTCTTATTTAGAAACTCTAAGTCTAATCCTTTTTGTTGATAGGCTTTGTAGTCATCGTAATCTGTTAAATCCCTAACTTCTGTATAGCCTCTTAAAGCATCAATAACAAATTTCTCTCCTACTTGACCTTTTCTCAACTTATCTTCAAAAGTCATTGGAGTGTTGCTCATTACTGTTGCGATGTTTTTTCAAATAAAATTTTCGTATCCTCATAATTCTCTGCTAGTACATCTATAAGATTCTGTGAAGATGCTCTTACTGAATGTATGTCTAACCCTCCTCGTCTATTATAGATATCTGCTACAAAAAGAGCTTCTGGATTATACTTCTCTAATAACGTAGTATAGATTATTTCAGTTACATTCTCATGAAAGTGTTGAGAGTCTCTAAAAGAGATTATGTACTTTGTCAACGACTCTTTTGTTGGAACTTGTTTACCCTTTATAAGAATATAACAATTTCCTGTATCTTTTTGATTTGTAATCTCACAGTTACTCCTTAGATTAGCTGTATGAAAAGTTAAACCAGCTACAGGTACTTCTTCAGACGTTTCTAGTAAGTTTGCATTTTCGTTATACTCACTTAATTCATATCCATTATCGTCTACGTTATCGAAGAAATCGTCGAAAGGAGTTTGTTGAAACTCTGCTATATGCGCTATATGAAGCGTAACCTCTACATCATCTAATAATGCTTCTGAAAGATCTTTTTTAATAATCTCTTCTACTTCTTCTTTACTTTGAAACTTTTCTAAGTCAAATGAATTCAAATATAGTTTAAATGATTTAGACTCTATCATTGATTCTGAAGTTGCTGAGTATTTTACTTTCAGTACTCCTGTTACAGGCATTCCTGTTTTACCAATAAAAGACATCTCATATGCATGCCATACTTCGTATCCTACAAATTTATTACTATTGATATTGGACTTTGCTCTATTCAAGGATCTTGGTAATGGAACTAGTAAAGTATTATCATGTTGTGTTGGAGTAACATATGCTGCTACTATAGTTCCATCTCCTGCTTTACCTAAATGCTTTGAGGCTAATGCTCTTAATTCATCGTGTGCTTGTGTCATATTATTTAGTATGATTTATTATTTGTTGTAATCTTTCTTCAACACTACCTGTTATCTGAATTAAATTAGAGAAAGTATATCTGCTACGATATAGGTACTCTTTAACGATAGTATTTATTTCTTCTTGAAAACCATCCATAACTGGACGAATTCCATTATCTTCTAGTTCAAACTCAGGCTCTAGATAAAATAAGTAATCGTACTGTTGAACGTCTCTGAAGACTAGTTTCTCCATAAAGTCTAAAGTACCTTCTTGAATTAATCCTTTATTGTATTCACTTTTAGTATATGCTAATACATCTAGTAAACATCTATCAGATATCATATCCTCATGATGCTTAAGAGCATATGCATGAAACATTAAACTAAATAAGTTAATTGAATCAGAAGCTGCTACTCCTAAGTCAAAACCAAATCCTTTATATCCATCTTGAGATATATCTAGACCGTAAGCTAGATCTAATCTACGAGAGTAGATTATCTTATGATTAGGAAATAAATCTCTTGATTCAATCTCCTTAAGTAAAGTCGTCTTTCCCGTTCCATGTGAACCTACAAAACCTATTTTCATATTATTCTTCTATTATTTCGATTAAGTGACCTAATTTATTTTTAAAGAATTGACAACGTCTATTGCCAAATACTTCTGAATTAAATGCTTCTGCTACTACAATATAAGACATTTCTTGCAATCTACCAACTTCTTTATCGAATTCTTTTGTTCGATAACCTCCATGATAGAAGACAGCTCCTCTTTCAAGTAGTCGAGATAGAGGCGTATCTATGTCTGGTTTAATAAGTTCTACTGCTCCTACAAAAGAAATCTCAACTCCTTGACTATGTACTCTAACAGGAGCTGTTGCTTTTGCTCCTGTTAAGTTTTCATACTCTAATATAGCTGCATCTAAATCAGATACAAGTGCTCCTACGTGATCAAATACTAACATAGGCTTTTGATAAAATCATCTACCGTTAAAATTCCTTTTACGTCAAATTCAAATATCTCATCAAAAGATCCAAATGGATTTTCTCTCCTATCTACTGGCTTAGCACCAAAGCCTTTATAAAGCTTTGCACCATCATTCTTCTCATCTGAATTAGTCATATAGTCTGTTACTCTATATTTGTTTGCTAATTGAAAAGAACTTGCCATAAGTTCAGCTCCTAATCCTTTTCCTCTATAATTAGGATTTGCTAGCATATAATAGCTTTTAGTTACATTAGAATACTTATCTGAATTAACAGTTATAGCATGATATCCGATAACTACATCATTATGCCAAAGCACAGTAACTGGATGTCTATACCAGTAATCTCTTTCTGTATAGACTGAATTAAAAGTTTTTAGTATATCGTCTCCATAAGTTTCTGTAAGATCTAAAATTGCTTTTTTCTCTGACTCCTTCCACATTACTGTAGTATAGATATTTTCATCTTCACTTATCCACTTATTAGATAGGGCTTTCTTTTCATAACTTACTTCAATCCAATTCGGAAGCTCTACTTCTTTACAGTCTAAAGATAGCTTAAACTTATTATCTCCTTGATCTTCTTTTTCGAACTTATACCAATCATAAAGTCCAATCATTGCTGCATTAAACTCTGTCTGAGTAAAGTTAGAAACAATCTGCCTTCCTATGTTAGTATTTATCCAATAACCTAGTAAACTACTTCCAATTCCTTTTCCTTGTAACCTACAAGATATAACAATACCTTTTAAAGTCTGTCTATCTTCTGATAGCCAAAGTAAAGATGATAGTCCATAATCTCCAAACCTGTCTCTAATTTTTCCAATAACAAAGTTTGGAAGCTCTTCTTGAATTCGTACATCATCTAGAGGTTCAGATAGTACTGACATTCTGTTTGCTCGTTTAACTAAATCAACTACTCTTTCGTAATCATCATCCGTAGCTATAGATAGGTCTAATCTAATTTGACAGCTCTTAAGGAATTCCATTTTATCTCCTGAGTAGCTATTAGCTGCTTGCTTTCTGAATTGCTCTTCTTGATATCTACGAACTCTTTTTCTATCATCATCTGAGTAACTATCTTTTGTAAAGTAAGTTAAGATAGTATCTTCATTGAAGTCTTTTATATCAACTGTAATTACTTCTGGTAAAGTACTATTTACTTCTGCAAGATTAAATCCATTATCATCTACAAAGACAATATCAGAATATCTAGATAAATTTAACTCCTCTTTAATTTTTGTAATCAAGTCCGATTTAGTTCCTCCAAAGACTGCTTGAGGATAAACAAACATAGGAGTTAATTCAAATTTTTCTAAAGCAAGTAATGCTTCTTGTTGATCATTAAATGATGCTAGAGATTGAATTACTCCTCTTTCGTTGAGTTCTTTACATAATTCAAATCTACCTTCAGGTAAAGTTAATCCTTGTAAGCCGTTCTCAACTAGAGTTCCATTCCAAAGACTTTCATCTCCATCCCAAATTAACAGTTTCTTCATTTTTATATAGTTTATTTTTCTTTAAGATAGTAATTTTTTTTACTAATTACAACTTAGTTTTTTTATTTGATCGTCTTCTACCGATTATTCTTGCTACCTGATCTAGTCCTACATTCCACTCCTTACACAGTTTAGCCCTCTCTCCAAAACCATCTACAAAGTCCTCCAGTAAGAATCTTATTTGTTCATCTGTAAGCTTACAGAGAGTCCTGCTAATCTTACTCTTAACTTCTGCACTTTTAGGTTTCTTAAGCTCGATCAGACGTTCGGCACTTAGATTTAATTTCTTTCCTTTATTATAACCAGGTTGACCTGATCTCTGTGCAGAAAAATAAGCTTTTAACTCTTCTGTATGATGTTTTCCTGTAAAAGTACCTGGTTCTGTTTTGAATCTCTCTACGGCAGCTTTTAATAACTTCTCTCTTGTTTCGGTAGATTTTTTATACGTGCCTTCTTCTACAACTCTCCTCTTCTTTTCCTCAGTCCAAGGTAAACTACCTCCTGCTCCTCCTGGCTTCAAGTTATAGCATTTTGGATCTGCTAATACCTCCTCTGTTAAGATACCTCTCTCCCATTCTAATCCTTCCTTAAATAAAGTAAAGGTTACTAAGTCCTGTCGAACAAAGGACTCTCTTCCGTATTTCTTTATAGCTTGTTTTATCCTACTACCCGATCCAAGATATGGATCAGCCTCTCTCAATAAAGTTCGAACTCCGTAGTAATAGTTTCCGTTTACTTTATTGACTGTTTTATATCCTACTATTGACTTCATATCTTCTTTTTAATATAAACAGTCTTGTAGTAGAGAAATAGTAACTAGAAAGTATCCGAATTCCAGTATTTTTTAAATTCCTTTATATTAAATTTTACTAGATCTAAATCGATAGTTTCTACTGGTTGATTGATAAGTTCAAATAACTTTTGAGATTCTTTTGAATATAGTCCAAAATTCTCCTGATATTGTATACTTTTTATCGAGTGTACTACAGGATTGGAGGTATCCATTGAGTAGATCCAAGAATACTTTCCATAAAATTTTCCTTCAACAGGAAGCGCATTTCCAAGTAAATGGTGAGGCTTATCAGTATTAATAACACCATCTTTTAATAAATCTCCTAGTAACTTAACTCGTCCCATCATCCAACTTACATACTTGTTAGGATGAGGAACTGTCTCAACGTAGTACGAATAATCAAAAGAGATTGCAATCATATCTACATTTGCAGTCTTATCTAGATACTCATAACAAGCTTTAATCTCCTTGTATGTCTTTCCTTGAACAACTCCTATTTTTTTTCCTGGAAGATTTTTATATTTGTTATTCCATTCGAACATTTGGTTACAAGTTCTTTCTGCATCTTCTAAAGCATCTGGAACTATATACCAGTCTGGTTGTAAGTCTAATATCCATCCTGCAAACTTTTCTGCATCGAAAGCCTCTTCTAATTCGAAGATAGAGTTATCTAAGATTATTTCTCTACCGCTTTCTTTTGCTTCCTTAAACTGTTGTAAGTATTCAGGATCTTCTTCAAATAAATGTACTAGTGCATAATCCCCGTCAGTAACTTTTTGAACCTCCTTAAATATACTTTTAGGAGCTTCGTGATAAATCTTTATTGCCATAACTTATAATTTTTTTATACTCTAATATATCATTTTTTTTAAATACAAACAACTCTTTCGTAGCTTTTTTTAAAGAGGATCCTTTTTCAACCCTATAAGCTCCAAGCTTTCTCAACTTATCGACCACACCGGCTTTTACTCCTTGCCTTACAGCATCAACTTTCGATTCGAAAGATGCAAGAAAACTGCCGTTTAAGTATATCTCAAACCCCTCTTTGTTAAAATCTGAGGATAGAAAATGATGTTCTCCTTTTCTTATCCGATTTAATGCCCAGTTTCTGGTATTAGTAGAGTTAAAATTATGGTTTCCCTGTACTACTAATTCTTTCTGCCTTTCACTATGTGCAGTTTTCCAAGCTTCAGATTTAGGTTGTTGAAAAGGATGTAAACCTTCCTTTAATGCTGCTTTTCTCCAAACTTCCATCTTTGCTATCGTACTCTCTTCCCTCGGAGTACTCTTTCTTAGCTTTGACATATGGTATGCATGAGCTTCTCTAGCTTCTTCATATCCTCTAGAGCTTTGGTTTACATTTTTCGTATTCATTCTCCAAAACGCAAATGCTCTAGATTGCGTTGGACTTTCTCTAAATAATAGCCAATGTGCAATATAGTGTTCCCTTGCAGTTAGCAGTACTAAATTCTCCTTATTATCGGTTCCTCCTTCACTTCTTGGAACGATATGATGATCCTCGTAGTAAGTCTTTCCTTTCTTTCTTTTTTCTGATTTAGCTTTATCAATCAGAAGTACATAGTGATTACTGTAGTTCATTGTTTAGTTCATTTATTATAAATAGCTGTACTAAACAGAAACAGCTTAATCATTATCTTCTTCGTTTTCTATATCTTCTAAACTAATTCCTATATCCTTAAATCCTTTTTGCAGACTCCCTAATACTTCCTCTAGTTGCTTGTTAACCGCTAGTTCAAGTGCTCTGTAGGCTTCCGATAAAGGAATCATATCTGTTGCTAAAGTATCTATAAAGACCTTATGCTTCTCTAAATGATCTACTGCTTCTTGCATATTCTATTTGTTAAAAAATTGTTTTAAGTCTGGACGGAAGTAGTTTATATTTTTCATTACTTTTCTATCTCTACTTCTATAAACGATATAGTAGTCGCCAACTTTTTCATAATGACATTCTTCACCCTGTTCGCTCGCTCTTTTAAGGACAGTTGCTTTAGCATCTTCTTCTGTTTCACAAGCTTTAGACATATTTGATGCCTGTACTTCTTGATATGCTGGCCATACCTTATCCTTAAGGCCATGTAACATAGCACCGTTCCCAAGGGAAACATAAGTAATATCGCACAGAGCATCCAGAACCTCAACGATGTCTCCTCTTTCGCAAGCCTCTCTATATTCTTCAAGTTCTTCAAGGATGAAATTGTAGACAAACATCCATTCGTCTTTTGAGGGGATTGTAGGTTCATAATTGTTTGGTTTACCCATTGTGGCGTTAAATAATTCTACCTCGTCAATGAAAGGTACGCTACCTTTTTTAATAACTTTAAAATCTGTCATAACTTTTTATTTTTTACTAATATAAGAAATTGGACCCGAAGGTCCAACTTTTTATTCCAATACTTTTAATATTTTTGATTGTACTGCTCCTACTACTGAGAAGTTAGACTCTCCTTCGAACTCTACGTAAATCTTTGCTTCAGCTTCAGTTGCCGATATAGCATTTACTAGATACTGTTCTCTTACTTTTTGAATACGACCTCTGTCGTTTTCGTGCTCCAATTGCACTGTGACTGTCCAATAATCCATTTTATTTAATTTTAGTTAGTATATCCTTTTGTGAATTGATAGAATTCTGCTCTTGCTGAATCTTCCTCTAGGAAACATCCTGTAAGTTTAGCTGTCTTCATAGAAGCTCCTTGATGTTTAATTCCTCTACAGCTTACACAATTATGTCCTGCTTCAATCATAACTGCAACTCCTAAATTACCTTCACAGATCTTATTTACTGCATTATGTATTGCAACTGTTAGCTGCTCTTGAATAGCTCCACGTCTAGCAAATTGTTCTACAATTCGATTCAATTTTGAAAGACCTACTACTTTACCATCTGCTGATGGAACATATCCAATATGGACTCTTCCTGTAATTGTCTGGTGATGATGTGAACACATTGAGGTAACTGGTATGTTTCCTTCAAATACAATTCCATCATAACCATCTGAAGGAAATGCTGTAATTCTAGTTAGAGGTTCAAATCTACCAGCCCATAAATCATTTACATAAGCCTTTGCAACTCTATTTGGAGTATCAGATGAATTTGGATCATTTTTCCAATCACATCCTAAAGCTGTAAGGAATTTTCCAAATGCTTCAGCTGCATCTTCAATTATGTATTGCTTTTCTAGATCTGTTAATCGAGCTTCTGGACCATCTATTAATTGTTTTTCAGCTAATTGAGATGATATACCATTAGCAAATCCAGCTTGTACAAGTTCTGTACCGTCGATAAATTTTTTATTTGACATATAAGATTGTTTTTATGGAGGTTCTACGACTCCTGTTATAGTACTAATATATTAATTTTATTTTGATTTTCCAACTACTTCTTAAGATAGTCTTGGATTGCTTCTGAATCTTTTCTTTCCCATGGATAAACAATCCATTCATCTCCTACCTCTTGTGCGTAGAAGGTTGGTTTATGTTTTGCTGTTGGCTTACAATGAAGTACAGCTGTAGGAACTCCTCCTAGAATAAAATTTAACGTTTCTCCTGTATCGCAAATATCATCTATCACTAATGTAGTTGGATGAATAGAGTATACGTAAGGAATGTTTAATTTATGTGAGATCATTACTGCTGGAATTAGTCCTCCTCTTTGCATTCCAGTTACTGATGTTATTATTCGAGTCTTTTCAGATATCTGTTTGCATAAGTTGTTTACCAGTATTTCAACATCATCCCAACTTAAGTATATTTTTCCGTCTGCTTTTAGTGCCATACTATACCTTTGCTATTGTAATACCTTCTACTCCTGTAAGAACAATCTCTCCTATTGCTAATTGTACTGTATCATTTTGAAGTTCTGCCGTAACATACTGTACCAGTTCCTGTACTGATACTTTGTCTTTGAATCCTGCTTTACCTGAATTACTTACAATAAGTTCTAAGTTTGTAGCATCCACTAATTTGTAATCCCAGATATAAAGTCCATCTGCTTTAGGATATGATTTAGAAAGATCTCTGTCTTCTGCTAAAATAATTAAGTCTTGTAACGTCATTTTGATTTTTATTTAATTGAATATTTTTGTTTTCCGTCTGGTGATTGTGCTTTTATTTCTCCATTTGCTAGAACTGTTAGTTCTAAATCAAACTCTTCTTTTAGTATTCCCATTACTTCAATGGCGTTCATTCCTCTACTTTTCCATAGAGTATGAAGAGTCCTTAATATCTCTTCTGCATTTGCTTTTCTCATTATACTTCTCTCAGTTTATTAAACGCAACGTTCGTCTTGGAAGGCAATAATATGTGGCCTCCATGTTAACCTAAATCCATTATCTCTTACCCAATCAAACAGTTTTGGATATGACTGGAACAAAGCCTCTCTTGTATCTCCAGCTGGCATAAAATATACTTTGTCTTCTGGAATATCCATCATGTGAATGAAACTTAAGATCTCTTCTAAAGTATCTTCATCTTCTCCATCCCATACAGGTTTTAAATGATAATCAGAATGGAATGTAATCATCTTAGCAATTGCTTCATAATTCATTCTAAACTTATTATGTTGTTTAATCATTTTTTCATCCGTAACGTCTCCTTGAGGTGTAAGTACTCCGACTTTAGGTACTGAGTTACTAAACTTAGGTGATATGGAAAGTAAATTAATAGGATAGTCAGTCTCCAGATAATGACTTCCTTCAGTTTCAATAGTGATAAAGATCTCTCTTTCATGTGCAAAATGTGTTAATTCATTTACCAATGCCCCATGCATAGTGGGGCTTCCTCCCGTAAGCATCATCTCTGTGATGTGAGGATTTGCATCGTACATATCAATTATGTCCTGAAATTTGTAACTTCCCTTTTCTGGATGGATGGAAGTATACCAACTATCACACCAACCTCCTTTATTGAACCAGCAGCGGTGCGTACAGCCACTTGTTCGAATTACAATTGTAGGATATCCTGCTCTACTCCCCTCACTTTGGACTGCGGAATAAACCTCAACTATTGGTAAGATTTTATTATAATCTTCAATTCTTTTTAACTTGCTCATATTACGTTTTCTTTTTTTAACATTAACCTTATTTGTGTATCACTTGTATTAAAAATTCTTCCGATCTCAGTGAAACTCTTCTTCTGTAAATATAGTACTTTTATTTCAGAAATCCTATTCCAAAGGTCAGTTCTTCTAGGTTTTTTTAAATCTGCTCTACATTTTTGGGATTCTGAAGGAGATCTTTTTTCTATGTTATTCTGTTTTAAAATTCTACCTATTACTTGAGGATTACATTGATACTCCTTTGCTAATATATGAACTCCTTCTCCTGCTTTATATCTCTCTACAATTTGTTCAGAATTAATATTTACATCTTTTCTCATATTTCCTGATGGGTATTTTATTTTGGATTGTTTATTTGATTCAGATTGATTTCTTCTTATGTCTGAAGGAATAATTCTTTTTCTGATCAATGTAGCATCCACCTTATAATCTTGAGCAATTTCTTCTGCACTCTCTCCTTTTAGGTATCTCTCAACAATTATATCAATATCCTTATAAACATCTAACCTTAGAGAAGCCAAAGCTGATCCAGAAGGTCCTCCTGTTCTTTGATTATATGTATTAGGATTTATTACATACAAATAATTTACAAGTTCTATCTCTCTTAAATCTGCTTCTTCTCTAGTATTAAAATACTCTAAAAGTTCTTTTTTAAAGTTTTGAATTCCTACTTTCTTTATCTCTTCTTTTAAAATTAAAGAAGAACTCATATAAGAATCTTCTTCAGGAAATGGATGTGACCTTACCCCGATATATTCTCGATTATTTAATAAATTTGTAATTTTATAAATGTAATGTTTCATAATTTTTCTTTATTATAAATATCATAGAATTACAAAAACATCGATGTTATTTTGGATTATTTTAATTTAATTGGTAATTCAATTTGATCTCCATTTGGCTTAGAGTATACAGCATGAGTTGGAGTTAATTCAAATTCCAGCCCTTTTAACATTTTAACATACCTTTTACCAGTCCCTGGTTTCAAGTAAGCAATAGTTGCATGTGGGTGATAATCAGGAAAATTTGTTGTATGAGGATATTTAGCCA